GTATTATGAAATATAAAGTGCCATTTGCAGTTGGTGCTTTTATGTTAACAAGAACCGACAGATTCAGAGAGTTTGGTGAGTTTCCACAAAAGTATGAAACAAGTGAAGATTTCTTTTTATCAAAAAAATATGATCCCAAAAAATTCAAATTGATGAATCATTATTTCGGTCAAGACAGCAGAAGATTTAAGAAAATGGGTTACACTGGTATGGCTTGGTATCTCATTAAAAATTTTTGGAATAGAAACAACGAAAAGTATTGGAACGACATTGACTATTCAAAGTATTGGAAATAAAATTAAGGAAGAAAAATGAAAAAAGTTTTAAGATTTACCGCATCATGGTGTCAGCCATGCAAAACTATGAAAAACATGTTGGAAGAAATCAAACCAACAATGCCATTTGAGGTCATTGATGTTGATGTTAGTCCAGACATTGCAATGGATTTCGGCATTCGTTCAGTACCCACGCTTGTTATGATGGATGAAATGATCGAAATGAAACGCCTTACTGGCATTAAAACAAAAGAACAATTAACGGAGTGGCTGAATGCTTAAGAAAACACAATTCAAATTGACCGATGAAAGAAACAGTTTCAAGCCTTTCAATTATCCATGGGCATATGATGCATGGTTAAAACATGAACAGAGTCATTGGCTTCACACAGAAGTTCCAATGTCTGAAGATGTTAAAGACTGGAAAAAGAATTTAACAAAAGAAGAAAAACAATTTTTAACTCACATCTTCCGTTTCTTCACGCAAGGCGATATTGATGTTGCCGGTGGTTATGTTAAAAACTATCTTCCATATTTTCCGCAACCTGAAGTTCGTATGATGTTGTTGGGCTTTGCCGCAAGAGAAGCATTGCATGTTGCAGCATACAGCCACTTGATTGAAACTCTCGGTCTACCAGAAACAACATACAATCAATTTCTTGATTATCAAGAAATGAAAGACAAACACGATTATGTATTGGATATCTCAAGCAGAAACGGTGACATTCAATCAACAGCTACACACATTGCTGTATTCTCTGCATTTACTGAAGGTATGCAATTGTTTAGTTCTTTCATTATGTTGTTAAACTTCCCCCGTCATGGTAAGATGAAGGGTATGGGTCAAATTGTTACTTGGTCTATCGTAGACGAAACAATGCACGCCGAGTCTATGATTAAATTATTCAGATCATACATAGAAGAAAACAAAGAAATCTGGAATGATGAACTTAAAGGAAAAATTTATAGTATCGCTGAAAGAATGGTTCAGCTTGAAGACAAGTTTATTGATCTTGCTTTCTCCATGGGAGAAATGCCTGGTCTTTCTAATAGTGACGTTAAACATTACATACGTTACATTGCTGATCGCCGCCTTATTTCTTTGGGTTTAAAAGGTATTTTTAAAGTCAAGAAAAACCCACTGCCTTGGGTTGAAGAAATGATTAACGCACCAACACACACAAACTTCTTTGAAAATAGGGCGACAGATTATGCAAAAGGTGCAACAAAGGGAAGTTGGGAAGAAGTTTGGGCATAAGGAGAAAAAAATGACAAATAAAGTAATATCAGGAGAATGTGACAACTGTGAGTCTTCTTTTGAAGTTGCATATTCAGAAGAATTAGTTTCAGAAGAAAAGCCTTCTTTTTGCCCATTCTGTGGTGAGCCGGTTGAAGATATCGTAGAAGAATATATAGATGATGATGACTACGATGAGAATGAGGAATGGAAATAAAAAGATGGAAATACAAAGATAAAGATTTCACTGAAGATGATATTGGTGATAATTATGGCTTCGTGTATGTAATTACGAATCTACAAACCGGAAAAAAATATATCGGCAAAAAATTCTTTTACTCCTCAAAAACGAAAGTGATAAAGGGTAAAAAGAAAAGGTATAAAACATTCTCGGATTGGCAAACTTACTACGGATCTAACACAGAACTTCAAAAAGATGTTAAACTCCATTCAGAGTCTTTGTTTGATAGGGAAATCATACACTTATGCAAAAGCAAGGGTGAATGTGGATATCTTGAAGCCAAAGAACAGTTTGACCGGCGTGTTTTAGAATCGGATGATTACTATAATGTGTGGGTTATGGTGAGAGTGAGAAAGTCACATATAAAGGCATTCAATGAAAGAATTCTTACAGGAATTATCTGATAAAAGTTTTGATGGATTAAATTTTTACAAAAACGATAAAGGCGATCTAGCAATAGATGGTTTCAAGTTTAAAAATTTTGGCGAAAAAATTCCCGGATCTGAAATAGGTGATTGGTACGATATCATCATCTTTTCTACGGAACCACCTAAGCCCCCAGAAAGATTCAAGGCAATTTTAACCTCACCCATACATTATGTTTCAAGGATGATGGATGATGGGTTTCTCGGAATAGTTGCATTAGCTACTACCACATCCGAAAAGTTTATGGAAGAAATTTTTGAAGAAATGAATGAGTCGGTTTCAGAATATATTAAACAATATGAAAGTGAGTGAAAAAATGTTTCAAAAGTATGAATTGAAAGAGTTGTTGCAAAATTCCGTTTCTACCGTTGTTTTTACCAAAGTAGATGGAACTGAAAGAGAAATGAATTGTACCTTATTGGCAGAATATTTGCCAGAACAACCTGTTACAGAAAAACAACAATTGTTGACAGAAGGCTTGACAAGAGCAGAAAATCCTAATACACTATCGGTATGGGACTTGGATAGTAACGGCTGGCGTTCTTTCCGTGTCGATTCTATTAAATCTGTTACTCAAAAGAAATGAGACACACATCTTTAAAAGATTATGAGAAATCACTTTCAGGTGGTGAACCTGTGTGGAAAAATGGTGAAACATCAATCACCAGAGCATTGAACTGGTACAATTATCATTCAGACACAAAAGAAAGCAAAAAGTTTACACTCTCTTATTTGAAAGAGACTGGAGCAAATAAAAAAGATATTGAAATTTTGGAAAAAGTCTCCGATGATTATTTCCAAAATTTGGGTTTCGTTTGTCGTATGAAACTACGTGGTGCACCACTCACAGAAAAAAACGAAAAATGGATTGTGTCTTTTATTCACAATCTAAAAACAAAAAAAGAATCTGTTGAGCCAACAGTGGCCACAAATACCGTTTCAATTCAAGAAAGGGTGGCTGAAAAGAGTAAAAGCTTTATCGGTGAAATAGAAGGCGCAATAGACGATTGCCTTTTTGTTAAAGACTTTGAACTATTCAATCCTTATGAATTCATGCAAACACTTGGCATGAAAGGCGCACATTCAAATGCGGTGATAAAATTCTTCCAAAAAAGATTGGATGAAATCTCTTTGGCACTTAAAGACAAAGAGGTATACGAATCATATTCCAATTTCAGTAAAACTGAATTGAAAGAGTATGTCAAACTGCTAAATAGGATTATTGATGATGCCCAAAAGTTGGCACACAATGCTAAAGTTAGCCGAGCACCTAGGAAAAAGAAGGCTAAGCCTGTCGATAAAATAATTTCAAAACTACAATTCAAAAAAGAAGATAATGGGTATAAGATTGTTTCTATTAATCCTTCTGACATTGTGGGCTGTTCTCAGTTATGGGTATTTAATACCAAAACCAGAAAACTCGGAGTATACAACTCCACGGATTCTGACGGTCTAAATGTAAAAGGTACAACCATTACAAATTTTGTTGAAAGCACCTCAGTGCAGAAAATCCTTAGGAAGCCTGAAGTAACCTTACCTGAGGTAATCAAATCTGGTAAAGTTGCACTCAAAAAGTTGCTTTCTGGCATCAATGCTACTGAACAATCATTGACAGGTAGAATTAACTCTGATACAATACTTGTTAGGGTTATTAAATAAAGGTTGTTATGATTCTCATTGATTTGAACCAGGTTTTGTTGTCGGGTCTTATGGCACAAATTGCTGGACAAAAAAATATCAAGCTTGAAGAAAGTTTGATTCGCCATATGGTGCTGAATATTCTCCGTTCACATGTTAAACAATTTCGTAGTGAGTACGGCGAAGTTGTTTTGTGTTGTGATAATAAGAAGTATTGGCGTAAAGAATTTTTTCCATTCTACAAAGCAGGTCGGAAGAAAACCCGTGAAAAATCGAATCTAGATTGGCATCTGATTTTTGATATTCTGGGCAATCTGAAAAAAGAACTCAAAGAAAACTTTCCATACAAAGTTATTGACGTTGAGGGTGCCGAGGCTGATGATATCATTGGCACATTGACACCACTTTATTCCAGCAACGAAAAGGTCCTCATCCTTTCCAGTGACGGCGATTTTCTTCAGTTGCAACAATACAAAAACGTCAAACAGTATAATCCCACACAAAAGAAATTTGTGAAGTCGGAAAATCCTCTTTTGGAACTAAAAGAAAAGATTATCTCTGGTGATAAAGGTGACGGCATTCCAAATGTTCTGTCTCCGGCTGATTGTTTTGTCCGTGATTTGCGTCAAAAGCCAATTACAAAAAACAAAATGCAACAAATGCTAAATGAAGCATATGGTGATTGGGAA